AGGAAGAAGACCTAATCCGATGAAGATAAATATGCCAATGGTCGTTACTGCGGCCGATACTGTGAAGCGCACGATTAGTGGCACTATTGTTACTTGGAACGAGCAGGGAAATACCAGCGTCGGACCAACCATCTTCGCTGCTGACTCAATCGAGATGAAGCCAGTCAAGTTACTACTTGAGCACGACCGCACACGTCCAATTGGCAAATTGATGAGCCACCAAGTTACGCCATCCGGCATTGTAGCTACATTTAAGATTGCTAACACAATGGCTGGGGAAGATGCTTTAGTTGAAGCAACCGAAGGATTGCGCGATGGATTCAGCGTTGGCGCACAAATCAACGAATGGACAAATGTCAAAGGCGTTATGCAAATAACTTCTGCAACGCTCGATGAAGTTTCTCTCGTTACTGATCCAGCAATTGATTCGGCTCGCGTTAGCGAAGTCGCTGCTTCCGAGAATGAAACACCCAAAGAAGATTCTGCTCCAGCAACCGCTGAAGCGGACACACCAACCGAAGGAGAACAAGTGTCAGACACTACCGTTCCAGCTCCTGCCGAAGAAACGGTAGAAGCTGCCAAGGTGGAGACCGTCTCGGCATCACGCCCAGCGTTCTACACCGCTCCTCGCCTTGAATTCACAAAGGCGAAGTATCTCGAGAACAGCGTTCGCGCAAAGCTCGGAGATGATGTTGCTCGTCAGTACGTTATGGCTGCCGACGACACCACAAGCAACAACGCAGGTCTCATTCCAACACGTCAATTGACTGAGATCATCAACCCACTCTCAAATGCAGATCGCCCAGCCGTTGATTCGGTATCTCGCGGCGTTCTACCAGATGCAGGAATGTCTTTCGAGATTCCTAAGCTCACCGCAGTCCCAACTGTCGGCGAAGAAGCTGAAGCAGCTGCAATTGATGAAACAGGAATGACAAACGAATTCCTTTCAGTATCCGTTAAGAAGTATGCTGGCGGACAGACTTTCTCCGTTGAACTTCTTGATCGTTCTTCACCAGCGTTCTTTGATGAACTCGTTCGTCAAATGGAGTACGCATACGCAAAAGCAACCGACGTTGCAGTTGTCGCTGGCTTGATTGCCGGTGGAACTGATGGCGGAAACCGCACTCTTGATGCTGCTGGTCTTCTCGACTTCGTATCTGATGCTGGCGTTTCAATCTACGCTGGAACTCTCGGATTTGCGCAAAACATCATCGCTTCTCCTCAGCAATGGGGCGCAATTCAGAACCTTGCTGATAACGGACGTCCGATTTATCAGAACCTCATTGGAAATATGAACCAAGGCGGAAATCTTTCCAGCACTTCAGCAGTTGGGAACCTCCTCGGCTTGAACTTCCGCGTTGATCGTAACCTCACAACAGGTTCTGGCGTCGGCGATAACACCATCATTGTTATCAATCCAGATGCTTACACCTGGTACGAGTCCTCACGTTTCCGTCTCCAGACAAACGTCGCTCTCAATGGTCAAATCGAAGTGGCTTACTACGGCTACGGCGCATTGGCTACAAAGGTCGGCGCAGGTGCTTACCGCTGGATGGTTGCGTAGTTAAATCCCTAAAAGTGACGGCCAGTCCGCTCCCGAGCTGGCCCGTCACCCTCTAGTAGAAAGAGAAGCGAGATGCCATCGATTGTTACAGTCTCAGAGCTGAGAACTATCCTTGGCGTCTCGTCTTCCTTATATTCAGATGCTTATCTTTCAGACATCGTTGATGCTAGTGAAAATCTTGTGCTTCCGATGCTCGTCACGTTTCAGAGCAAAATTAACAAAGTATCTTTAGAAAATAACGTTGCGTATTTTCACACTGCGACAATTCACGAATTCACTGAAGGTCAATCTGTCGTTATCACGGGTGTCGGATCACCGTTTAACGGTACTCACACAGTCTCAAGTGATTTAATTGGCCCCTATGTATTTACCGCCGCAATCACAAATGCTGACGTATTGGAGAAAAACATTATCCCAGCAGGAAACGCTGCGCTCTCTGGCGCATCAACCTATGTGGGAAATGCCAACGTCGAAGCTGCAGTTTTGGCTATTTCTGTCGAGATTTTCCAAGCCAGAACCGCCGCGGGAGGATCAATCGAGGGAATCGATTTCGCAGTAACACCATACAGACTTTCCAAGAATCTGCTTGCCAAGGTTACTGGCCTTCTTGGGCCATATCTTGACACTGATGCAATGGTGGGCTAATGCCAGCCAGCACAATTCTTTCGTCAATTCGCACACCGCTGGCCACTGCGCTTGCTGGAGTATCCGCGAACGTATATTCCTACGTACCAGAAGCGGTTCAAGTACCAGCGGTTATTCTTGTTCCAGATTCACCGTATCTTGAATTAAACACAATCAACGACTCAACCATTCACGCCAAGATCAATATGACCATTACTTGCGGAGTCGCTTATCTTTCCAATCCAGCATCACTCGACAATCTCGAGCAGCTTATATTCTCAGTTTTGGCGGTAATTCCGGACGGCTACACAGTCGGCCCAGTAGAACGGCCATCGGTTACGCAAGTGGGTGCGGTTAATTTATTAGTCGCCGATATTCGCGTTTCCACCTATTACACTCAAACCAACTAAGGAGAAATAGTGGCAACCACAGTAATCACCGGTCGCGATATTTCGCTGTCTTTCACAGGTGGAACGGACATCGAAGCCCAAGCGACAAATGCTGTATTGACCAAGACCAACGTGCGAGAGACATATCAGACTCTCGACGGCGAGGCTTACAAGACAGTTAATATTGAAGGTACATTCCAGCTCGATATGCTCGCAGACTGGGGCAAAGCGAACTCGGTATGCGAAGCACTCTGGGCAGCAGCAGAATCAGCACCAGACACAACAATTAGCGTAACCTTGACCGCCGCAACTGGCGCTCAATTCGTCTTTCCAATTCTTCCAGAATTCCCAACTGCTGGTGGCTCAGGAATCGACGCACAAACAGTTTCATTCACTTTCAAGATTGCGAATGGAACAGTCACAGAAACATTTAGTTAAGATCGGAGCATCGGGAGATGAAGTTATCAATCACAATTAAATATACGAATGGCGAGGAAGTCACCTACAACGCTGGACTCCCAGAGTGGGCAAAGTGGGAACGCAAGACGGGCAAATCGATTTATTCTATGAAGGATATTTCGGCTTATCAACAAGCAGACTTCCTCGACCTAGCCTATTTTGCGTATAAACGCGAAGCGGCAGGGAAACCGACTAAATCTCAGGAAGTCTGGGAGTTATCGGTCGAGGAAATGACGATTGGAGATGAAAGCCCAAAAGCTGGGAAGCCGGAAGCATCAATCGACTAATAGTCGAGATTGCAATTGCGACCGGTATCCCGATGAGCGAATGGACTGACATCAATCAAGTCTTAACGGCGATAGACATATTGAAGGAGCGCAACCGAGGTGGCAAATGAACCAATCGCCTACGACAAGCGCGAATTACGTTCGATCATTACCGCTTTTAAGGCAATGGACGCTGAAGCTGCTGATGCGGCTAAACGCGAAAGTGCTGCGCTGGCTCAATATGCCGCCAATGAAGTCAAAGCCTACGGAATCACAAGAACCTTTGGTCAAGCCGTTGTCGATCGCATTACAAGTGGCGTTAGGGTTTCCAAGTCATCAAAGGTCGGCGAATTCTCTTACGGATTCGCGTCTCAGCGTTTCTCTGGTGGAGGATCTACTAAAGACCTCTGGGCAGGCTACGAATTCGGATCTAATCGTTATCGTCAGTTCCCACGACGCACCCCCCGTCAAGGCCGCGGAAATTCTGGCTATTTCATCTACCCAGCGTTACGCAAAATTCAGCCTGAACTAGTGAAGAAATGGGAAGAAGCGTTTTCAAAGATTTTGAAGGAGTGGGATAAATAATGGCTGGAAGTAGAACGCTCAAGTTATCCATTCTTGCTGACGTCGATGACTTAAAAAAGAATTTAGACAAAGGCTCAAATGAAGTCGAAGGTTTTGGCGGTAAGTTAGAAAAATTTGGCAAAGTTGCCGCTGCCGCTTTTGCTGCTGCAGCTGCCGCTGCCGCTGCTTATGCTGGCAAGTTAGCGATTGAAGGTGTTAAGGCTGCCATCGAGGACGAAGCCGCTCAAAAGCGTTTAGCGACTGCTCTCGAAAATGTCACCGGTGCTACAAATGAACAAATTGCAGCAGTAGAAGCGCAAATACTCAAACAATCATTAGCGACTGGCGTAGCCGACGATCAATTGCGTCCAGCACTTCAGCGTCTCGCTACTTCGACCGGAGATGTTAAAAAGTCGCAGGATTTACTGAATCTCGCCCTTGATATAGCGGCTGCCAAAGGAATCAGTGTTGAAACCGCGGCTAATGCTTTGGCTAAAGCCTACGACGGCAATAACGGCGCACTGACTCGACTAGGCGTTGGATTGTCCAGCGCTGAAGTCAAAGCTCTTGGCTTCGAGGGTACGATCAACAAACTTTCTGAGACTTTTGGAGGATCAGCGGCTACCCAAGCTGAAACATTTGAAGGCAAAATTGCAAGGCTAAAAGTTCGCTTTGATGAAACAAAAGAAGCAGTTGGAACGGCTTTATTACCTATTATAGATAAATTATTGACTTTTATAACTGACGAGTTGATACCTGCTTTTGAGAAATTTAAAGTAGTTGCTATAGATCCAGTAATCAAAGCAATTTCTGATAATAAAGAAACATTACAAGTACTTTATGAATTTGCTAAAAATGTATTATTGCCTTTTATTACGAATCAATTGACAAACGGCATCAAGGCAATAGGGACAATTGCATCGGGAATTGTGAGTGCAGTATCAGTCGCTTTGAGAGCTTTAGAACCGATTATCAATGGCGCTATTACTGGAATTAATGCAGTCATAAGAGCTAAAAATTTATTAACTCCCGGCCCTGATACTGACACTGTTAAAAAGGTTGATTTTGGTAATTTAGGTACAACTGCGACTCAACCTAATACGGTGCCGTCACAGAATTTGCCATTTGGAGGAAGTGCTATTGCAACAGTACCGGGCAAGCCCACCGCTGGAGGAAATAACAACGTCATCGCTGGTGGATCAGTTGTACCCGTCATTCCAAGTGTCACTACTACTGTAATTCCTTCGGGGAATGCTATACCTGGGGTTTTTAATCCCTCAGGTGTGAGATCCGGAGATGAAGTTGGAAATGTCATTGTGAATGTCAATGCACCAAGCGTCATTGATGAAGAAGGTTTTACTCGAGCCGTTATATTAGCGCTTAATAATTCAACTAACCGAGGCACTACCGGCGCTGGTGACTTCAGAACTACTGCACAAATTCTATGACAACTTGGAATCCAGTATGGCGAGTTAAGGCTAACGGTACTGATGTAACTGATATTGCATTAACCAATTTGCGAATTACTGCCGGCCGATCAGATATAAATTCCGATACTATACCAAGTTATTGCAACCTTACTTTGATTAATACTTCGAATACGGTGTATAACTGGACAATTAACACGGCAATTACCGTGGAAGTCAAAGATAGTACTGGAACTTATATCACAATCTTTGGTGGTCGTATTTCGGATTTAGCAATTGAAGTAAATTCGACTGGCAGTCTAGGTTCAGTAACTAGAATAAATATCATCGCACTAGGAGCTTTAAGCAAACTCCAACGAGCGTTATTCAATGGCAATTTGACAGAAGGTTTAGATGGCGCTCAAATTACGCAACTTTTAAATGATTTGTTATTAGCTTCCTGGAATGAAGTCCCTCCGGCATTGACTTGGGCCACTTACGATCCGACAGAAACGTGGACTAATGCTGGAAATGTTGGATTAGGCGAAATTGATACCGGTGAATACACTTTAGTTAGTCGTCAAATAACAGATTCATACATCGCGCCGATTGCTAATCAAATCGCGAGCAGCGCCGCAGGTTACCTATATGAAGATGCGCAAGGCCGAATTTCTTATGCTGACGCCAGCCATCGACAGGATTATCTTTTGGCTAACGGATATACCGAGTTAGATGGTAATCACGCACTTGGCAGTGGTATATCGGTGGTGACGCGACAAGGGAATTTAGTCAATTCATTAACGGTAAATTATGGCAATAATTTTAATAGTTCCTATCTGTCGGAGAATACGAGTAGCCAATCTCAATATGGACTTTATTCGCAAGAATTCATTTCCTACCTTAAACATACTGCCGATGTTGAAGTATTTGCAGACAAAGTTATTGCTCTGCGAGCCAATCCTTACGCCGAATTTAAGTCCATAACCTTTCCGCTGCAATCCTCGGAAATTGACGATGCAGATCGCGACGCCTTACTTAACGTCTTTATGGGTCTGCCAGTGGCAATTAACAACCTCCCAGCCAATATCTCAGGCGGTTCATTCCTCGGCTTTGTCGAAGGTTGGTCATTTAGAGCCTCAGTCGGAGGTCTATTTATTACGGTTAATATGAGCCCTACTGAATTCAACACATTCACCGAAGCTTGGGAGGACGTAGGAGCTTCCCTTACTTGGGCAACTATGTCCGCTACACTTACTTGGCAAAACGCGACAGGAGAAATCAACTAATGGCAACAACTACTACGTTCGGGTGGACTACTCCCGATGACACGGCTCTAGTGAAAGACGGCGCTTCAGCTATTCGATCTCTTGGTTCATCTGTCGATGCCTCACTAGGTCAATTGACCCTCAATGCTCAGACCGGAACCACCTATACGTTCGTTCTTACCGACAATCGCAACAAGCTCGTCACTGCGTCCAACGCATCAACTCAGACGTACACAATCCCAGCCAATTCATCTGTCGCCTTTCCAATCGGATCAGCAATCAACGTTATTCAAATTGGTGCAGGACAAGTCACAATCCAAGGAGCAAGTGGCGTCACAGTTGCATCAACAGGTTTAACGGCAACTGCTCCAAAATTGCGAGTTCAGTATTCGGCTGCTACTTTGATTAAAGTCGGTACCGATTCTTGGTATGTCGTAGGAGACTTAGTTTAATGTTACTTCTCGGGATAACCAGTTCAAAGTATTTGCAAAAAGTAACCACTGAAGTATTAATGGTCGCTGGCGGCGGCGGTGGTGGTTCGTTCTCCGGCGGTGGTGGTGGTGCTGGTGGACTTTTGTATTACGGCGCAGAAACTCCAAAAACCCCTAATGGTTCAGCTTTGGAATTACCTAAAGGAACAAACATAACTTTGACGATTGGCGCAGGTGGCGCTGGCGGTTCTAATGGCAACAAAGGTCAAGGATTTCAAGGCAATAATTGCGTTTTGAGTTATGGAACAACGACTTACACCGCAACCGGCGGTGGAGGCGGTTCTGGTTATACCGGTGCTGGTTATGAAGATGGCACAACTGGTGGATCTGGTGGTGGTGGAATTGGTCAAGCAGGTAATCCGTATGAATTAGGTAAAGCTGGAACTGCAGGACAGGGTTTTGCTGGTGGAGACGGTGGAGCAAATTATTCTGGTGGAGGCGGTGGCGGAGCCAGCCAAGTCGGTTACGCAGTTACCGTTGGTACTAAAGCTGGTAATGGCGGTAATGGTCTAGCTTATTCAATTACATCAGCGAGCGTCACTTATGGTGGTGGCGGTGGTGGTGGTGCTTATTCCGCTGGTGGAATGGCACAAGGCACTGGCGGTACAGGTGGCGGCGGTAACGGTGGTTATCCCGACAATACTGCCGGCACAAATGGCACCGCGAATCTCGGTGGTGGCGGTGGTGGTGGAGCAATCGGATCTTATGATGCAGGAAGCGGCGGTTCGGGCGTCATCGTTTTAAAATTCCCAGATACCCACACTTTGACCGTAGGCGCTGGATTGACTTATTCAAACACAACCTCTGGCGGTTTTAAGTATTACACCTTTACTGCTGGAACAGGTACGGTGAATTTCTAATGGCTCATTATGCTTTTTTGAATGATGATAACGTTGTTACTGAAGTTATTGTTGGTATTGATGAAACAGAATTAATTGAAGGAAAAAATCCTGAACAATGGTATGCAGATTTTCGTAATCAAAAATGTTTAAGGACGTCATATAACGGCAAGATTCGCAAGAACTTTGCTGGTGTTGGTTTTATTTACGATGAAAATCTTGATGCTTTTATTGCACCGCAACCTTACCCATCTTGGAAATTAAATAAAGAGACTGCAACCTGGGAAGCCCCGAAGCTTCGACCCGCAGGTTTATTTTGGTTGTGGAATGAAAATGAGCAAGAGTGGATAAATGGCGAAACTTTGTAAAGCTGGTCAGCAATTAAGAGAGCAAATTGACGATGATTATCCTGATCGCGACCGCAAGTCTGATGGCTGGATTGCTGATGCTCGCCATATGGCGAAAGGCACTTCGGACCATATACCGCAAGATGGAATAGTTCGCGCTCTCGACATTGATGCAGATCTTAATGCCCACAAAGAGGAGGCTTATGCCCTTGTGGAGAAGATTCGCAAATGCGCCAAGCGAGGCGATAAGCGCATTAAATACATCATCTATGACGGACAAATTATGAGTCCAATTATGAATTGGAAGCGCAGAAAATACAGAGGTGCTAACCCTCACCGGTCGCACTTCCACGTCAGCTTTACAACTTTGGGAGACAAAGATGGCAGTTGGTTCGACCTCGAAGGAGATAAAAATGCAAGAATTGAAACTGATGGGGGGAACGTGGGCGAAGACATTCGTCGCGACGGCTCTATCGACATACCTCTCAGTGGGTCTTCAACCCGATTACATTCTCAATGCCGCACTTGTGAGTGTGTTGCCTTCCGTGATTAATTGGCTTAATCCCAATTACGAGCGTTACGGCAAAGTGCGGTAATGGACGCCAATACCATCGCTGGATTCGTTGCCTCAGTCCTCGGATCAATCGCCCTCTTAATTGCTGGCCTTCGTTACATCATTAAACTTGAAAACATTCCAATTGTGTCGCGCCTAGACAAGATGGAGTCTCAGTTAGAATTGGCCCTCTCGAAAAAGGTGGCAAAAGGTGGCAGCAAAGCGCGTTAGAAAGCCAGTTAAGAAAGTGGCAAAGCGTCGTAAAACGACAAAAGAAACGCCACTGACGAAACTGGATTTTTGGGCTATTGCCGCCAATGAGGTTTATATGGCTTGCCGCAAAGCTGGGATGGACGAGGGTACTGCGTTGGCTTTCGCTATGGATCGCAGCTCATATCCGGATTGGATAGTGCCAATTGATGATCCGAT